AAGAGCAAATGTTACGGTTACCTTAGGAACAACTTATACCATAGCTGTTGGTGGTGGAGGGGCGAATGCCGCAAACAATGCCAACGGAGCAAACGGAGTAAACTCACAGTTCAATAATAATGAGATCAGAGCACACTTTGGAGGGAGAGGGTTAAATACTGGTGGAGCAGGTGAAGCAGGGGTATTGGCATCTTGTGTTGTTCCTGGAGGAGGTCAAGAATATAACGGAGGTAACGGAGCAGCCAACTCAACTACAACAGGTGGAGGTGGAGGTGCCGGTGGTGGAAATTCTGCAAAAGGAGCAAACGCATCAGGTGCAACAGGTGGAGCGGCTGCCAATGGTGGTGGTGGTGGTGGAACTGGTGGAGCATCAAACACGGCAGGAACCCTTGGATCTATTCCAGGTGGTGGTGGTGGAGCAGCAGGAGGTAACTTAGGAACTACCTTCAAGAGATCAGAAAACGGTAGTAACGGGCAGGTTACGATTACTTGGCTGGGATTAAGTTCTAATGCCTTAGTAGCTTATGCCACATTGGTTGGAACAATGTTAGGGAAGGCTACCCGACAGATTGCAGGTCAGACTAATGGAGTAGCTTCTAATATTCCAGCACTTAAAGGTAAAGGAAAGTTAGCAGGGCAGACCAATGGAGTTGCTACTAATAATATTGTAGGAACTCTTCATTGTTATATGATAGGTCAAACCAAAGGAGTAGCTTCTAATAGTCCGAAAGCAAGATGTTATCCACCTCCACCAGGAATAGGTACGGTTACCCCTGCTACTTATCTTAACTCAGATGGTAGTGTTGAATTAACAGGTTTATTAACAGTTGGGACATATGTATTGTATTGGAGTTCTGATGGAGGAGCTCACTGGTATAATTCTACTGTAAGTGATTATTTACCTACTTATACGAAAACAGGACTTCCTGCGGGAGATTATATATTTGCTTATGAGTTTAGTGATACTGGGTATACTGTCTCTCCCTCATCAAATTCTGCTGGAATCCATAATGGTATTAAGGGACAAACCAATGGAGTAAGTAATTTATCTGGTTCTATAAGTGGTCTTATGGTGACCATCACTCTTACTACAAATGGAGAAGCTAGTCTTAATGGAACTCTTAAAGGTAAAGGAAAATTACTAGGACAGACAAATGGTATTTGTAGTGTAGGCATTATAATATTAGCAGAAGGTCAGTTAATAGGTCAGACAAATGGTATTGCTTCTAATAATGGAGTTTTAAAAGCTAAAGGTAAGTTAGTAGGACAAACCAACGGTATAACTTCTGATAATGGAGTATTAGTAGGGAAGTGTCTTTTATCTGGACAAACTAATGGTATATCTTCCGATAATGGTATTCTAAAGGCAAAAGGTAAACTATATGGTCAGATAAATGGTATAGCTTCTAATAATGGAGTTTTAAAAGCCAAAGGTAGTTTAGCAGGTCAAATCAATGGTACAAGTGAAGGAGTTACTGGAACTATACAAGGTATTGAAGCTATTGTCTATCGTTTGCAGACAAATGGTGTAGCTACGGCAAGTGGTACTCTACGAGCCAAAGGTGAGTTGAAAGGACAGACAAATGGTGTTTGCAGTGTAGGTATTATAATATTAGCAGAAGGGCAGTTGATTGGATCAACTACTGGTATTGCTTCTGATAATGGGGTCTTAAAAGCAAAAGGTAAACTGTATGGTCAGATAAACGGAGTAGCGACCAATAACCTCACCATAAAGGCAAAAGGTAAACTATATGGCTCTGGAACTGGTATATCTACAAATAATGCAGTTCTGTGGTATCAGATTATAACCATTGATATTGCAGGGCAGATAAATGGTATAGCATCCAATAATGGTATAATAAAAGGTAAAGGGAAGTTAATAGGGGCAATCACCGCTCCATCTACCGTGTCAGGTACGTTAAAAGGAACAGGACGCCTAAATTCTATTTCTAACGGTATTGCCTCTACTTCTGCCCTCTTGTATGGTCACGGTATATTATATGGAGCAATAAACGGTATAGCTACCAATAACGCCTTACTACATGGTCATGGAGCATTTGTAGGGCAGACAAACGGTATAGCCTCTTGTACGGCTATGCCAATCCTTCTTACTGCAAAAGGTACGGTAAACGGTATAGCTACTAATAATGCAATACTTCTTGCTAAAGGTAAACTATATGGTCAAATAAATGGAATAGCTACTAATAATACTATAATAAAAGGAAAGGCTCCAATAGTTGGTCAGGTGAACGGTGTATCTTCTGATAATGGAATATTAAAAGGTGAAGGTAAGTTAATTGCTCAAAGTAATGGAATAGCTTCTGATAATGGAGTTTTTAAAGGTAAAGGGGTATTGTTAGGTCTTACTCAGGCTTATTCTACAGTTGGAGGAGTGCTTGGTGGTATAGGTGATCTCAATGGAGAGATAGTTGTAAGTGCTACCATATCAGGTATTATGACTGGTATGGGGAAATTGCTTGGTATTGTTGAAGGAATAGCTGATGTTCAAGCTATAGGACAGGCCAGAGCTCAAGGGGCACTTTGGGGATCAATAAATGGGGAAGCTATTACTCTCGGTAATTTGTTTGGTAGAGGCGAATTAAAAGGTATTATTCAGGGAATATCAGAAGTAACAGGTATAGGATTAGTTCGCTTACGATATGAAGAAATAAGGGGGAATAGTTATATTATTTTGACTCTACAAGATAATTCAACTATTACTTTACAAATTGATAAGGATAGTATTATTACAAAAGAACTTGCTAAAAACAGTATAATAATATGAGTAAGATATTTGTAGATCAGACTTGCCTCAGGATTATATTAACTACTAATGTAGCTATATCTAATCCAAGGATTGTAGAGATCCATTATCGGAAACCTGATGGCACAATAGGGCAATTGTCAGCTACAGTAGATGACGAAGTTACTGGAGTTATTTACCATGATTTGGATTCTGATAGTATTTTACTTGATCAGAGAGGACCATGGAAATTTTGGTCTTATGTAGTATTTGGTGATGGTAGAAAAGCAAGGGGTGAAACGGTTGGAGTAACAATATGGAGCGAAGATGAATAAGGACTTATATCAGAATATATTAGGGACAGCAATAGGTGTAATCTTGATGATTGTCCTTGCTTTGCTTTTTACAATTGATATTCCACAGAATAATATGAATGTGCTGCTTTTAATTATTGGTGCTCTTATCAGTTCTTTTACTACGGTAGTTCAGTATTATTTTGGATCAAGTAAAGGTTCAGCAGACAAGGATAAAATTTTAAGAAATAAGGAGGAGTAAAATATGGAAACTTTAACCAGAACAAGGAAGGAGCCTGTTAATGGAAGCAAGATCAAAATCTATAGTGCGATTGTTGGTAGAATGATGCTTGCTACTAAATTAGGAATTCAATTTGATGGTAAAAGGGATTTATACAAGGCTCTTGGTTATAAGAGTGGTCCACTAACATTTGATGATTTCTATGCAAAATATGTTCGACAGGATATTGCAAAGGCTGTAATAGATCGTCCTGTACAAGCTACATGGAGTGGTCCTTTGGAATTAATAGAAACTAATGAACCGAAAGATACTGAATTTGAAAAGGCTTGGAAAGACCTTAATAGAAAATTGAAATTAAAGACATTGCTTGCAAGGGTGGATAAGCTAACGGGCATTGGTCGTTATGGTGTACTTCTTCTAGGTTTTGATGATGTAAAGAAACCTGATGATTTTCAGATACCTTTAATTGCTGGTGGAAAGAAGAAATTACTTTATCTTAAACCATTTGGAGAAAAGACAGCGAAGATATTTAATTATGAGGCAGATACAAAAAATGAAAGATATGGAAAGCCTTTACATTATCAAGTTGATGTAATGGATATGGCAACTCAGAAGAGTGAATCCGTAATGATCCACTATTCCAGAGTTATTCATATTCTGGATGATAATCTGGAATCAGAAGTATTTGGAACTCCTCGAATGGAACCTATTTTTAACCGCCTGTGTGATATTGAGAAGATAATGGGAGGGGATGCTGAAATGTTTTGGAGATCAGCTCGTCCTGGTTTCAAGAGCAAGACGGATCCCGATTATACTATGACAAATGAAACCAAGGAAGATTTATTGGATCAGTTAGATGAATATGAAAATGATTTGCGTAGGTTTCTCACTCTTGAAGGAGTGGATGTTAATGCTCTTACTCAAACGATTGCTGATCCATCACCTCACATGGATACTCAATTAAAGGGTATTTCAGCAGAAACTGGGATCCCTTTGAGGATTCTTACAGGAAGTGAGCGTGGAGAATTAGCTAGTTCAGAAGATAGAGGAGAATGGTTAACTTATGTACAAACTCGTAGAGATGAACATGCTGAACCTCGTATTCTTCGACCCATGGTGGATCGGTTTATTGAATTAGGTGTATTACCTACACCAGAAGTTGACTATTCAGTAAAGTGGGCAGACTTATTTTCAATAAGTGAAAAAGCTCGGGTAGAAATTGGAAAGAGTAGAGCAAATGCTTTACGAGAATACACACAGAATCCAATAGCGGAAGTAATAATTCCTCCTACTGTGTTCATGATGAAGTTCTTAGGATTTACAACTGATGAGGTTGAGTTAGTTATGAAGATACGTGATCAGGAAATGGAAGAAGAAGTTGCATTAATGGCAAAAGTTAAAGAGGATTTGAATCCAACACCTGCACCTGGTGGTCCTGGGAATGGTGTGACGAAACCAAACAGTACAACTGGTGAACCAAGGAAAAAGAAAACAATAACTCCAGAGGGTCCAAAACGTAGAATAAGACAAGCTGTATAATGGAATACATGGAACCAAAAAATAGTATTGCAATTTATAGGAATTTTGATCCTACGCACACAACCTCCCTACGGAATGCCTTTGCTCGGGAGATGCGTCGTAGATTTGCTGAATTAACAAAAGTAATTCGAGTGGCAATAGTTGATAAAGATTGTTTTGGTTATAATAGAAATGTTGCAACCTTTCAGATAACACCACCTTGGTTTGATGGAGCATTTAACTATCCTAGAAGTTCTCAGAAGATAGAGGAGTTTATGAAGTGGTTACAACAGCAGGTTGATAAAGGATTGCTTACAATTACTGAATATAATCGGATAGGGGATTCTATAGAATCGGCTTGGACAAATATATATATAATGGATTCTTATAAACGTGGAATAATGAGGGCTCGTTATGAAATGATACTTGCTGGCATAACATTACCTACCATAGAGGCTTCAGGAGGAATTGAAGCTGTCTTGGCAGGTACACCATTTCACATGGATCGAGTGGGTTTATTGTTTACTCGGGTTTATAATGATTTAAAAGGGATTACTGATGCTATGGATTCACAAATAAGTCGTATCTTGGCACAAGGAATGATAGACGGAGATGGTCCAGCTTTACTTGCTCGTAAGATTATAGCAGCAATTAATGGAGAAGGGGTTGATCAATTAGGGATTACGGACACGTTAGGTAGATTTATTCCTGCAGCGAGAAGGGCAGAGATGTTAGCGAGAACAGAGATGATAAGAGCCTTTCATTTAGCTACAATTCAAGAATATCGAAATGCAGGCCTACTGGATATTATTGTTAAAGGAGAATGGAAAACAGCTGGTGACGACAAGGTTTGTGAGTTCTGTGCAAGTATGGATGGGAAGATATTTACACTGGATGAAATAGAACCAATGATACCAGCTCACCCAATGTGTCGTTGTATTGCTTTACCATGGGTAGAAGAACTTCAGAAATATTATTAATACATGATGGAATATGGAACATTTTGTTATTTATAAAAGCAAGCAGAACTCTGGTTATACAGCAAGGTCTGTTCAATATCAGGGAGAGACTCATTTGATTGTTCCTGTAGTTATGATGGTTGAAGGAGTGCATAATGGCAGTCATGGTCCTCTATTCCATTCCATAGCGGAATTAGGTAAATTTCCAGAATCGTGGAATGGAATACCAGTTGTAATAGATCATCCAGAGATAGATGGTCACAATGTATCTGCTAATCAACCCGAAATTATAGAACAACAGAAAGTAGGTACTGTATTTAACACACATGTAGTTGGCCAGAAGTTAATGGCTGAGTTATGGATTAATGAGGATAAGATTAGACAAACGTCTTCTGTAGTACTGGCAGCCCTGCAAGCTGGACAACCCTTAGAAGTTAGTTTAGGAGTTTTTACAGAAGAGGAATTAACAGCAGGGAATTGGAATGGAGAAACATACGAAGTCATTGCCAGAAATCACAGACCAGATCATTTAGCACTACTCCCCGGCGGTGTTGGAGCCTGTTCAGTGGAAGATGGTTGTGGCATACGTGCTAATAAGAAAGGAGGAGATGAAGTGAATGAACTTGAATTCAACAAAGCGTTAAAAGATTTCTATGTATCTGAACTCAATAACAACACTGAGCAAGGGTTTAAGGAATTGGTTGACGCCGCTCGCCAGAAGATAGACTCTATGGACTCCGAGAATAGTATTCACTTCCTACAAGAAGTGTATCCTGATTTTCTTGTCTATGAAGCCCGTCTGAGGGTAGGCGGAACAAAAATGTACAAACAGGGCTATCAATTTAATGGTGGTGCTCTTGAATTGACTGGCAATCCCGAAGAAGTACGTAAGAAAGTGGAGTATGTTGCACTTGCCGAAGGTTCTGGCAGAAGAAGAACTAAAGTTAATAACACTAATAAGGAGGTAATTATTATGGCAGAAAATGCTGAAAAATGCACTCCCTGTGTTGAAAAAAGAGTCAACGACCTGATTGCAAACAGTCAGGGCAAATTCGTTGAAGCTGACAGGGATTGGCTGGAAGCCCTCTCCGAAGATCAGTTGGAAAAAATGAAACCAACTGAGATTACCAAAGAGGTGACGAAGGAAGTGATTAAGGAAGTAAATGTTCTTTCAGATGAAGACAAGGCTGCTTTGGCAGACTATAAGAGACAGCTGAAGGAAACACACGATGCTCTTGTTAAAGAAATTCAGGATAATTCCGAAGCTGGAACCTGGACTCCTGAAGAGCTGAACGCTATGAACGACAGTGTCCTGAAAAGGATAGCTGGTATATTGAGGAAGGATGCTGAAGTTGACTATTCGGTGAATAGTGTACAGAGTATTCAAAGTAATGCAAGCAAGGAGAGACCTCTTCCACCTACTGGCATTAGGTTTAAAACAGTAACTAAATAAGAAGGAGGATTAAAAATGTCAGTTACAGTTCATACAATTAAACTGAAGAGTTACAGCGATGTCTTCATTGAGAGGAAAGCCGGAGGTGCCTTTTTACCAGGTGCTTTGCTTTCACTGAACTCCAGTGATGAGTTTGTTGCTCACACAGATGATGCTCCTGCAGCATTCGTTCCTATTATTGCAATAGAGGACGCCTTGCAGGGTAAGGGAATTGATGATGCCTATGCCAACCACGATTGGACTCGCGGATGGGTAGCAGGTCGTGGAGATGTCTTTTATGGCATTCTTGCTGATGGCGAACATGTTGCAGTAGGTGAATTTCTGCAGTCTTT